GTAGTCAGGACAGGATTCGAACCTGTATGTCAACCTCTACGACAGAGCTGTTCTTATTAACCGTGGCCAGCGGGTTTATTACAGTTGTAGTTGACTATCTATGTAGCGTCTACCAATTCCGCCACCTGACTATGAAAAAGTCCCACGAGCAGATCTTACGGTATGCAGGTGGGAACTTTCGGTCTAGGGAGACTATCCCTAGGGGGGTTCTTTACAAAGGTACTATTTCCAAACTACTGATACATCGGCAGCTCGTACAATTATCTTATCCTGTCCCTCTATCTCTATGTGTTCTGCACTCCTTAGGAACATAAGGTTAACTGAGACCCGATCACCAACCTCGATACCTTCTACTTCTTCACCTACAGCGAATACTTCTAGTTGGCTCCATTTCTTCATCTGCTCATCCATCAGTTCCTTTTCTAGTGCGGAATTTACTTCTATCGCACTCTTTTTGATTTCCGGGGGGCTTAATAGTAAGCGTGGCCCTCTTACAATATATTTCATAGTTTTTTAATAATTCTCATTTAAGTAGTCAGCACAAAGCCTAGCCGCATATTCTAAATCAAACGAGGCGAATAGTTCCTGATTGTAATAGACTCGCCATACAATTACTCCGTTAACCGATGCACTAACTACTCTGGCGTTCATAGATTAAACAGTAGTCCTTCCTCATTGAGGATTTCATACAATTTGTTTCTTGTATCCTTGAGGGCTTTGTGGTATTCATCGTGCATTGAGTCTGGAGCATACTTAGTCTGAGCCCTTAAGTGTTGGTCTAATTCCCACGCTAGGCTATACCACTTGGCTGCATCAACAGCTAGAGTAAACTCATTGTTGTCCTCTGGTAAGTTAAATTCTAATATTGCTTTCATTTTGAGCCACCTGTCGGATTCGAACCAACGACCATCTGATTACAAATCAGAAGCTCTACCAACTGAGCTAAGGTGGCGTAGGCATTAAGCCTTTTCCCAAGTACCCTCGTTTTCGATTACGCTTTCGCCTACGAAAACATAGATTTTGGTGATACCTTCTTCAGTTTCTTTGTTGAAGATGATACCTGGTTTGTCAGAGTACTCGCTTGTGGGACGAGCAGTTGGAATTGTTTCACACAATTCAGCCATGTTCTCCAAGGTTACCTCAATAGCACCTGTGGTTTCTTTTTTGGTTTTAGCCATATTCTTAATTATTATTTGGTTGTTCTACTTGTTTGTGTTTCAGTACTTCCATTATGGCGTATACGTCAGTCATGGAGATATTGGTTGTTCTGAGCCCGTCCCCTGTTTCCACATAGTTGATTGCATCTTCCACCGTATTGGCATCCACAGGATAGTTTTCCATCTGACCTTTCTTGTTGATCTCAAGGAGTTCCTCCATAGATTTCTTCGAAGCCCATACGAATGTCTTCATGTAACGGAGATACCTCTTTTTATCTATTTTCGAGTTCATTTATGGTTGCAAATATACGGTAAGCGACTTGTGGAACAATGGCATTGCCATACCCCATTATGGATTCTTTTCTCCACTTAGGAAAGGTAAGTCCGTCCAATTCACTGGGAAGCCCATCATCTCCGCTACAAAGTGGGGATTGAGTTGGGAACCTGCTCCAAGTTTCGGATGGTCCACCTTGTTGGGCATGAACATAGTCATCTGTCTTAAAGTCATTTGGAGAGTTACGTTGTTCTGCTTGTGCCTCTGAGATCGTGCTATGTAAGTCTCCGCTTTGGTTGCTGTGTTCCAGTCCTGAGCGTTTGGTGTCGGAAGCATCTCTCTTATTTTCGGATTCCCTAAACTGAAATTTACTCCACCTTGTGCTTCCCAACTCTTGCTCGTGTTCTTGTCTATGTAATCCGATGCTTGTGGTGTCGGCAGCATTGAATTCAGTTTCTGACCCAAAGAGTACCCTCTCGTTATCCCTATGCTCGGAGAATCCTTTCCGTTCCCTAGTGTGTCCTTCCAGTCTCTCGCATTCGGTGTTGGAAGCATTCCCCTCATTGCCATTTGGCTGAGACCCAAGATAAATGGAGGATTCCCCATTGCTATCTGCTTCGCATTCCGTGCGTCCACCTTCGCTGGATCTGCCTCGTCCTGCATCGCTGTTGGTGTGGGCAATAATATAGACTCGGTCTCTGCGGTGCGGGGCGTTAATGCCGACAGCTGGAAGTACAAACGTTTGGACTTCGTAGCCCTCACTTTCCAAATCAGCGAACACCTCTTCGAGGACCAATCCGTCCGACCAATTAAGGAGTCCACGAACATTCTCCCCCACGACATACCGTGGTCTGATTTCTCTGATTGCACGGAACATTTCGGGCCAAAGATGGCGTTCATCTTCTTTTCCCATCCTTTTTCCAGCGGTACTGAAGGGCTGGCAAGGAAATCCACCGGAGAGGACATCGATTTTTCCTCTCCAAATTCTAAAGTCAGTTGTCTTGATGTTGTCATAAGATTCGGCCTCTGGCCAATAAAAACTACACACTTTTCTACTAAAAGGGTTGATGTCGCAATGGAACTTATTCTCCCATCCCATCCACTCAGCTGCTAAGTCAAAGCCACCCAACCCACTAAATAAACTACCGTGATTCATGATATTCTTTTTTTAAGCGATCAGCAATCTCCAACGCTTTCTGGTATGTCTTCATCTCCGTCCTTTTCCCAAACTCCCATTTCTGATGACATTGCATACAGTATAGCATCCAATTTTCGGGATGTTGCCTCAGACTCGGATAACTCCCTTTGGTAATGATATGTGAGATGAACGCTGGACTGAATTGTGGTAGATGTAGTCCACATTCCTCGCATTGGTGTTTTTGTCGTGTTGACCACATATCCTTGTACCATTGGAGATCGCCTTTCATTAACTGATTCTAAAAACTCTGGTTCCGTTCTTATTCGGTCTCCAAGTTACTTTGGCTACTTCACTATTGATAATCGAGGAGTTACCCATATGTGTCTTAATCATATTGGCGTGTTCTCTCTTACCTTCTTCCAAAGTACTAATCTGAGACCCGATGTCCAAATAGTCCAAAATGTGTTGGTCAATCTCCGGTGTAGATGCAACAGTCTTATCTTCAGGATTGGAGAACCTCTCGTTCAAGTATTCGGCATAAGCCTCTGTACCATCTGGCGGTGGAGCATACTGATCGTAATCACCACCATTGGCGAATGCTTCACGACCTAACTCAACTCTTTTCCAAAACTCCGTGGTGATACTGATAATAGAACTGATAATCTCCTCATCGGCATCGTACTCGTGAACCTTGAAGTTTCTTCCATCTTCCAAAACAACCAAGTACCCCTTTGATACACCAAGGCCCATCATGTAAGTCTGAAGCTGCAAGTAGTAGGATGGCGGTATTCCACCCTCCCATTGTTTGCTACTCCAACCGCTGATGGTCTTGATTTCAGCAATCGCATCCACGTTCTCCAAATTGATCGTAGAATTGCGAACACGGATGTCCTTGGTTACAATCAATCGGTCTGGAGAAAAGAACAAATGGGGGAACGATGGGTTAATAATATAACCTGTAGGTTCATAAAGATGTCTCTGTTTTAAACCTTTACGATAATTTTCAATCATTTTTGGCTCGTCATCTTGCCAATATTCGAAAATATCTGCTACGGTCTGTTCCAAGATAGTACCCATAAACATCGGCATATTTTCCACCTGTTTTTGTGGAATTACACCGATTTTCTGGTAGTACAACTCCGCTGGAGACTTCCACGAGTTAACACCCATCAGGGTCCCAATCTCAGAAGCACCCAAACCCCTTTCACGGAAGTTTAGCCACTCCTGGTATTGCTCGTCTTTACTGATTTTTACTATCTCCAGTTTCATCTCGCATTACCCATTTTTCAAACTTATCGGCTGTTTCCAAAGTAAACTTTTCGAAATCAGCAACTGTAAACTCTCCGTTTAATCTTGGTGCAATAATCTCAACGAAACTAAGTGCTGCCTTTAAACTCGACTGACGAATAATCGAAAGTTGTTCCTGCCCATAGTGTTTCATATGAGCAGGTTCAACTCTTTTTCCGATTTTTGTTGCGAGGGTCGTATTACTAACTCCTCTTGACATTAGAACGGTAGATCATTCTCTTCGTCAAATGAAGAACTTGGAGCCTCTTCATTTGGCTCTGGCATTAATTTCTGCCAATCTTGTTGCTCTACCTCACCAGCCATCATTTTGTTGGCAGCGGCAGCTTCTTTAACACGAGCATGGAATTCGTTAATCTTGTCCATACGGAAAGCCTCAACTTCACTCCAATCAATTGAAATCAATTCGCCCTTTTTGTTAAACACTTCTTCGGGATCAGGCATACCTTCACCTTTCTTGAATGCCCACTTCAAAGTCTGACCATTCTGACCGAGGAACAAAGCAGAACGCTTCTTGCCGTCAATCTCTTTTAAAGATGGAATGAACTCAACTTTCTTCGATGGATCAATGTTTGGAGAACAATGAGCCAAAGCGATGAAATACGAAGTCTGCTTAGCAGCTTGTCCTGGTTTCTCCTCACCTTTGATTCTAATTTGGAATTGGTACAACTTGTCATCCATCAAGTCGATGTTCAACACTTGGCCGTACTGCGTGTCACGAGTACTCATACCAACGATGTAACCTTCAACCGAATCATACAATTCGTACTTCTTTTCACCTAAATACTTGGCAATCTTGCCTTCTCTAATTGTAAGGTACTCACGAGCACCTAATCCTTTGTTTAAACCCATATTTTTTCTATTATGTAGTGCGAATATACTATAATACTTTGTAATTCCAAGAATTTTTCGTAAAATTGTAAGAAATTATGAATAACGAATTAAAAGACCGGGTGCTTGAATTGAAAAGCAAACTAAAGCGTGGCGATATGGCTCGTATCGTAGAGAGGGTTTCCAAGTTTGGCGTACAGAAATACGATGTATACAACATTCTCAATGGAAAAAGTTTAGTCGATCACCAAAAACTCATTTTGGTTATGAAGGAAGTAAAACGCTGCATCGATGAAAACGAAAGATATCTTGAAGAATTTGAACTGAAAATCTCTCTCCTTGAGCCTCGATGAACTAGAACAGAAAATCGTTGAGGTCAAGAAACGTGGCCTTAACCTTTTGGTTGAGAACGAACTTATTGCCGATTTGAGAGGCGAGTACTACTCTGGTCTGCTCAAACGAAAGATGAATCGTATTACTGATCAGGTAAGACGAAATGTACTTTTCATGACCAAGATACATGGTCAAACCGTCTCCCCAGGCAAAATCAAAGAATTCATGGGGATGGATGTAGATACCAATATTCACAGAATCATATACGGTGAGTCTGTCCTGACTTCATTAAGAACCGCAATTCTCATTGCTGAGTTCTATGGAGTACCTGTAGAAATTTTATTATTCCAAGATATCGAACCTAATGTTGAAACATTTAGACAACTCTATCCTGCTCTTTTCCGACAGAATAGAGATTAAGCCACTTTCAGTCAACGAATGCTGGCAAGGAAAACGATTCAAAACCAAAACTTATCTTTCATACGAAAAGGAAATGCTACTTCGGCTAGCACCCTGCGACTTTAATCAAACCAAAGAGCC